CGTTCGATCTCGCTCAGAACCTTTTCAGGATTGAGCCCCAATTCCGCCAGCTCCTCTTCGAGCGGGCGAACGGTGTGGTTATGTGGATGCCTGAAGGCGCTCATACTGACCTCCTACGCCGCTGGGGCGTCGAATCGACGGGCCAGCTTTTCGCAAAACGCCGCCGCCAGTGTCATCTCGTACATCTTGGACGCCACACCATCATGAATGCGGGCCAGACTATGGAGGTTGCCATCCTCAGACACCATCATGGCATCTTCCACGACTCCCTTGACCCGACAAAGATCGGTGTCGAATGCCTCCACGAACTCCACGTAATCCACTGCCGACAGAGCGGGATCACCAACTGCCGCACGAAGGATATGAGCTTCGGTAATCTCCTTAGCGAGAGCCAGGCTGTTGCATATGCCGGCCAAGTCCTCTTTCAAAGACACCAATGAGCTGGCAACTATTTTGCGCAAACGAGACTCATTGTCCGGCGTGGGGTCTTGGATGTTCTCAAATCGAGGCTGTTGAGTTGGCTTGTTGGATTCAGCCCCAACGAAAGTCCGCATTGGCTTCTCATTGGTGATGACTGATTTGAACCAATCCTGATCGGCCATCTCGGTCACCGCAAGGTCGTTCTCGACGGACTCTGCTGTGAGCCGAACTCCTCCCTGGACCAGATTGTGAAGCTCCGACACGGCGCCAATGGCCTTGTCTCGCTCACCTGCCAGGATAGCCGTGACCGCGTTGTTCGCTGTCTCACGAGCTTCCCGAGCCATGGTCCGGGCTTCTCGAACTGGGACGTCAATTGTCTCCACCTGCTCGAATTGGGGCTCCCCGGTGTCCTCTGAGACTCCCATGGAAGCGCGGAAAAATTCGCCTTCCGAATTGGCGACGATGACGTGACTGGGGAATGTCCATGACTGGAGCTGAACCCCTTCACCGCCTCCAAATAGCTCGGAATTGCGCTCTACCATCTCATCTGCCCGTCTGATGGCCTCTTCATGGGAGGCTTCGATGAGCTTTGAGAGGAATTCGCCGTCAACAAGTTTCCGTGTCATGTCGCCCGTGGGTGTGGGTTGTTCTAAGGTGCTAACCTACGGCCATGATTGGACCGATGTCAAGCTCCTGTTCCCATCACCAATGGCATCCTATCACATAGGAGGAGCAGCGGAAGCCCTGATTGCACCACGAATCTCCATCATGAGACCCCCAAGCTCCTTCAGTCGGCGGCTGGTATCTCGGTTCTCTTTGAGCACCTTTGCAATCTGAGTATCTGCCCTCTTTTCAACCGCACGCGGGCGCTCGAAGTCTCTCCGCCAGTCACGCTTAGGGACAGCCGTCATGAGCCGAGAAAGACGCACATCCAGGTCTCCCTTGAGAATGGCATCACGCTGATCTTCTGGGCTCATCCCCTCCATTCTCATTTTTTCAATCTGGGCGTCACGAGCACCCCTATCCAGGTCTTCCTGGCTCTTCTCCTTCATGACAGAGGCAGCCTCATCCTCAGAAAATTTGTAAAGATGCGTCAGGACCCATTTCGTCCCGACGTCCTCCTTCATGCGAGCGGCGAGATCGGCAGTGGCGCTCATGACCTCTACCCTGGCCAGCTCGAGAATCTGGCTGGGGACATTCATTCTGATGTCGTAGTCAGCCTTGGTGTTTATCCCCTTCGCGATGAGATGGATGCGTGATGCCTGTCGATATCCGCTGCGCGTGACCCGCTGGATTCTCATCACAGTCCTGGCAAACCGGATGTCCTCGCTCGACAGGGCATTACGAGTGCTCTCTCCGCCGTATCCCATGTATACCTTTGGGATTTTGATGGATGAAACGAGCTTGTCCCTGTGATACTCCAGCGTCTCTGTCTCGGAGTAATCCGGGCCGGTAATGACGTCGATCTCTGTGGTCCGCTTGCCAGCACGCACAGGCACGAAAAAATCCTCATCCATTGCTAAAGGATTGAATCTCATGTCCAGCTTGCCGGTGCTTGGATTGACGAATTTCTGCCTGGTGAAGCTATTTTTTACCTTATTGACGAACGCCAAGCCGCGCTCGGCATCCAGCTCACCCACATCGATATAGAAAGCGTAGCGAGCCGGTGCCCTCTCCAGCTTGTAAATGAGCAGAGCATCTTCCAGAAGAGACAAGCGCTTCCAAATCCACCTTGCAGGATCGACCACAGAATGCCCGTAGACAGAGCGCAGATGCTTGCCACGAAGCCTCCAGTGAATCATCTCCCAGTCCTCAAAGACCGTTAGCTCACCAGGCTTACGACCCATGGCTGCTGGGGTATTACCGCCAGCCTTGCCCTCGCGGAATGCTTGCTGCTGAGATGCCAGGGTGTAGAAGTCCTCCAGGGAAATATTGAACTCTCCCCGGATGTCCTGGATGAAGCCAATGAGCTGTCCACGGGGACCTTCAACACGCCTGACGGTCGGAGGAGGCAGATAGTTGATCCCCACCAGGCCATCTTCGGTTACCAGGGCCTCGCCGTAGACGTTGCCGTACTTGCATAGGGTCCTGTCCACGCCCCAGATGTCCTCCTCGACGAGAAGTTGCTTGTGGAGCATGTGGTTCAGCTCGTCTGCGATCTTTTGGTCCTCACTCGTTGCCCAAATGGCCTGCTCACGTTCCAAATCTGGACTGGTTGAATCGTCTGCGTAGATGTCGAGCGCCACAGAAATCTCTGGGTACTCATCCATCTCCTCGTAGTCGGTAAAGCGTTGCTGAAGGTCTTGATCGATGCGGAGGTAGTTAGCCAGGGCGTCGTAACCGAACTGCGTGACGAGGTTGTATGGGAGCCCGGCCATTGAAACCGCCGGCGTTCCACCTCGCTGAAGCTCAGCGGCCTGGCGCTGAGGGGTACGAGCGAAGAACGACCGCAGGGCATTTCCCACGTTAGTCGTAAAACCTTCCCAGAGACCACTGGGTTGCATAGGTGCTATCATTTATCCCCTTGTGAAAGGCATCGGCATATTTTTAGCCGAAACCTTCTGCCCCACCATACCCTGTTGGGTGCCCTTATGACCAGCCGAAGGTGGTACCATCACCTTCCCACCCGTCACCCAGGAGTCATCTTGAGCCCCGCCCATCGAATCTCTCTCTGAAACCATCGGAGCGATTGGCATTCCAGGCTGCCTAGTCACCAGGGAATGTGTCACGCCTGCCAAACCATCAGCGACATCCTTCGAGCCTTTGGCCGGATGGTCGATCATGAACTTCGGAATGACGCCCTTGGTCTTTTGAACTCGCTGAAGTCCCCGAAGCTCTTTCTGGATTATCACATTGTCCTGAAGGCGCAGTCTCCCCTCGTATAGAGCAGCCTTCATGGACTCGTATGGCAAGGTGGTCTTATCGCAAGACAGCACATCAGACTCAATGCCACGATGCTTGAATTGCTGCCTAGTGTCTGCTGACTGGTAACTGTCCATCGTGGCGTAGGCAATGATGAATCCATGAGACTGAAATTCATAGACGATTCCCCGAATATCCCCAAGGAAGATCTCATCTCCAGGTGGTGGAATGATTCTGAGCATCAGATCCGTCTCAATGACCGGAGCTACCTCAGTGAAGCTCTCGCCGCCAGCGTCCCTGCGCACGACCTCAGTGAAACCAGCCGTGTGGGCGATGCAGATCCCGGCACAGTCACCAACCAACGAGAGGTCAATGTGGACGTATCTTGCCGCCCCTGGATGCCTGATGGGCCTCCATGCCTTCTCTCTAAAGCCACCCGGAATGGTGCGCTCATATGGAATGGCCACCCTCTCCCACCAGAACTCCAGTGGGTCTCCGCTCATCCATTCCTCGACATCGAGGGGGCTGGCCAAATTCTCATCAATGGCCTCGACAATCTTCTCTCTGCGATGAATAAAAAGACTGACGCTTTCGGTCGCAATGCCAGCAATGTCCCTGAGCGCACCTTCTAGGTCGGACTCAAAGTCAACTCTATATTCCTCTGGGACATCGATAATGCGAAGCTGAGAATCACCGTACCAAGCGATGTCATCTTTGGTCGGATCAATCTTCGAGCGCACCGTCTCGCTACCAACAGCAATCTGAAAGGTCGTGCCGCTGAAATTATCCCTTGGTTTCACGTCCCATGTTGAATAATCTCGCACAAATACATCTGGTGCCTGTCCAGCTCTAGCGTCTTCGATCTTCTGCTCGATGAAAGCAACTGGCTTCTCCTTCGAGCTGACGAGGAACATTAGCCCTGGGAGCTTCCCTGCGCGCATGAAGCGTGACTTCATCCGTCGGACGATGGCTTTGGTTAGCACCTCCGACCTGTCGACCTCCACCAAACGCCCGGTCCTGTCCATCTGGCGACTACCACCCATAAACGCCATCTCATCCAGGAAACCACTGAACACATTTGTCCCGATGGCAGCACTGGATGTCGAGCCCGC